TACATCAACAGCGACAACTCGCTGGGCAATGTGTTCCGTGCGCAGAACGGTACTTTGGCCGCTTCTCACACAAACGGCACCACGGTCTACAACCCAAACCTCCCCGCCATTACGGTCTGGCCGACTCCTGATTCCGGGCAGACGTATACGTTTGTGTATTGGCGACTGCGCCGCGTACAGAATGCCGGTGCTGGCTCTGAGACGGCAGACATGAACTTCCGTTTTCTCCCCTGCTTGACCGCAGGGCTGGCGTACTACATCGCCATGAAGCAGCCGGATTTGGCCGATCGTCTCCCTATGCTCAAGCAGGTATACGACGAGCAGTTTGATCTGGCCGCAGGTGAAGACCGCGAGAAGGCTGCGGTACGTTTTGTTCCCCGGCAGATGTTTATTGGCGGGGGGTACACCTAAATGGGTAACCGTTTCGCCTCTGGCAAGTTCAGCATCGCTATGTGCGATCGCTGTGGGCAGCAGTTCAAGCTCAAAACCTTGCGCAAGGAAGTCCTCAAGACCAAGATTTTCAACCTCTTGGTTTGCGCTGAATGCTGGGATCCAGACCATCCGCAGTTGCAACTGGGTATGTACCCGGTGGATGATCCGCAAGCTGTACGCAACCCGCGCAGGGACAACACTTATGTATCCGCTGGTGTTAACGGGTTACAGCTTGATCCGGCGAGTTCGTTTGCCGGGGTGCCCACCGGTGGTTCCCGTGACATCCAGTGGGGGTGGAATCCTGTTGGTGGCGCACGGGCAGATGATGCGGGGTTGACTCCAAACTACTTGGTGGCAACCACGTCTGTTGGTACAGTAACCATTCAAACGACGTAAGGAGTCGGATATGGATAAGAAAGATCTTGCGCAAGACAAAAAAATGATCGCCGGTGCGGTGCACAAACACGAGAAGGCTAAGCATCCTGGTAAACCCCTGACGAAACTTGCCAAGGGTGGTAAGACCAACCAGCAGATGCGCGATCTTGGTCGCGGTCTGGCAAAGGTTGCCAATCAGAAGAAGTCTTCGTTCACCTACAAGAAGGGTGGCTGAAATGGCTAAGTTCAGCAAGAAGGTTGGCGGTAAGGAAGTGGGTTCCGCTTCCGTGTACGCTGAGCCGCACACCATGAAGGGCGGCAAGGTTGCTCTTGGCAACGGTACTCAAGCGGAGCCTACGCGGGCTAACCGCGTGAACATGTCCGTGGGCAACATCGACCGTGATGGGTACGACCCTGCACCTAAGACTTCAGGCATCAAAATCCGTGGTACCGGTTGCGCGACTAAGGGCACAATGGCGCGGGGCCCGATGGCCTGAGTGTGAGGCGTAGATGAACTACACCGAGTTGAAGACCAATATCGCAGATGTCTGCGAAAACTCGTTCACGGAGGACGAGTACGCGCTGTTCACCAAGCAGGCTGAGCAGCGCATCTACAACACGGTTCAACTCGCCAACTTGCGCAAAAACGTCACGGGTTCGTTGACGTTAGGTAACAAATATCTTCAGTGCCCGTCTGACTTCTTGTCGGTGTATTCGTTGGCTATCGTCAAGCCGGATGGTGAGTTTGTCTACTTGCTCAACAAGGACGTGAACTTCATCCGTGAGGCATACCCAAATCCGGCTACTACGGGAGTCCCCAAGCACTACGCCATCTTCGGGCCGCAGTCGAGCGATGTGAACGAGTTGACGTTTATTATTGGGCCGACGCCCAATGCCAATCTCGTGGCGGAGCTCCACTATTACTATTACCCGGTGTCGATGGCTGACACGGTGCTGAACCCGACTGGCACCACGTGGTTGGGTGACAACTTCGATTCCGCCCTGCTGAACGCCGCGTTAGTGGAAGCCATTCGCTTCATGAAGGGCGAGCCTGACTTGGTTCAGTTTTATGAGCGTATGTATGTGCAGTCAATTGCCTTGTTGAAGAACCTTGGTGACGGTAAGCAGCGTATGGATGCGTATAGGGACGGTCAAGTTCGGATTGAGGTCAGCTAATGTCCATAGTCCAGACTCAGACCACCTCCTTCAAGAAGGAGTTGTACCAGGGCATCCACGATCTCACGACGGATGTTCTGAAGATTGCTTTGTACAACGGCAACGCCGACTTGAACGAAGACACTACGGCCTACACCACGACCGCAGAGATCACGGGGACTGGGTATGTGGCAGGCGGCAAAACGCTGACCGGCACGACCATCAGCAGTTCTGGGTACACGGCTTTTGTGGACTTCGACAATGTGGAGTGGAACCCCGGCGCGTTTACAGCACGGTGTGCCCTGATCTACAACTCCAGTAAAGCCAACCGTTCCATCGCCGTGTTGGACTTCGGGTCAGACAAGACCTCGACGACCACCTTCACCATCGTCATGCCGGTCAACGACGCCAACAGCGCCTTGATCAGATCATCGAACTAACATGTTTTCAGCAGACGGATCAGCAGAAGTCGGCACCGTTTTGGTTCACTCGGTGAGCCATCGCGGCTTTACGCCTGACGAACTTGCAGAGCAGGCTCTGAACAAAATCATTTATGTGGGGGATCAATCCCATCCGGTCATCCGCGATCAGGCCAACGCCTATCGTGACCATATCCGGGCGGTGTTGACCTTCTATATGCAGCGTGCAATTCAGTCGAACAATACGACTCTTGCAAACCGGCTCCGTGAAGCGGGCCATCCTGAACTTGTAAAACTTTTGGAGGCTTGAAATGCCCGGATTCACCACAGCAATGCCGACCTCCTTCAAGGTAGAAATCTTGAGGGCCGTCCACAACTTCACCGCCTCGACGGGCAATACCTTCAAGATCGCTCTTGGTAAGGCCACTGCGTCCGTCACCGGCACCTACGGCGCTGCCACGACAAGTTACACCAACTTGACGAGCAATAGCGACGAACTGCTCAACGGCAGTGGCTATACCACGGGCGGCAACACGCTAACCTCGGTTACGCCGGTTGCTGATGGCACCACGGCAGTCTGCGACTTTGCGGATACCACTTGGACCTCGGCCACCTTTACCACGTCTGGCGCGATCATCTATAACGACTCTGCCACGGGTGATCCTGCCTGCGCGGTGTTGTCGTTTGGCGGGGATCAGCAGGTGTCGTCTGGTGACTTCACCATCCAGTTTCCCGCCGCCGCAGCCGCGACCGCCATCATTCGCATCGCTTGAGTGAGAAGTGCCAAACGTAACCTTCCCATTTGAAGGATGGGGCGCTAACAGTTGGGGTTCTAATGGGTGGGGGCAAAGTGTTGTCCCCACAGCCGTTGGTACCGGCGCTGTTGGCACGGTTACGTTTTCCGTATCGGTAACTTTTGTCCCGACTGGCGTTTCTGGTTCTGGTGCGGTTGGCACCACAACCCCTGAGACCCGATTCACTCTTACGGGCGTATCGGCAAACGGGCAGATTGGCACCATCACCCCATCGTTGGCTTTCACGCCAACGGGGGTTCAGGGCGTTGGTGAGATTGGCAACTTCTTTGTCAACGTCAACGACTTCATCATTCCGATTGGGGTTGAAGGTGTCGGTGCGGTTGGCACGCCGGTCTTGCGGATTGGCAGGTCAATTTCAGTCACCGGGGTTCAGGGTGCCGGTGCGGTTGGTACAACGCTGCCGCAGATTAACTTCACTCCGGCGGGCGTTCTTGGCACGGGCAGTGTTGGTAGTGTCACCTTCAAGGTTGATGAAACAATCGTCCCGACCGGCGTAGCCGCAACCGGTGCAATTGGCACGGTTTCTTTTGTCTACAACGGCGGGGCGTCCCCTACTGGAGTTGTTGGAACCGGGGCGGTCGGGGCGGCTGTTGCCAGGGTTATCAAAACGCTTACCGGGGTTTCAGCAACTGGACAGGTTGGTACTGTTACCTTCAAAATCAACGACAGTATCACGGTCACTGGAGTGCAGGGTACGGGCGCTGTCGGAACAGTTTTAATTCGCGGCTGGTCAGTCATCAATACCACGCAAAACGCGGGTTGGACGACCATCAACACACAGTAGGAGCCTTAGATGCCCACCTCATACACCTCCCTTTTGGGCCTTGCCCTCCCGGTCACCGGAGAACTGTCTGGTACCTGGGGTGACACGGTCAACGACTACATCACCCAGTATGTAGACGCCGCTGCCGCAGGTACGCAGACCATCAGCGGTTCTCAGACAGCGGTAACCCTCACGGTTACCAACGGCTCTTCGCTGACGCAGGTTGGCTCCGGCTCTTCTGGCTCTGCCCAGTACGCGGTGATCAACTGCACGGGCAACCCTGCGGGACTGCTGACGATCACTGCTCCGGCCTCTAGCCGTCAGTACCTGATCATCAATGCAACCTCAACTTCACAGTCTGTGAAGATTGTCGGGGCAGGCCCGACCACGGGCGTGACTTTGGTGACTGGCGAGAGCGCCATCGTTGCTTGGAACGGCAGCGACTATGTGAAGGTGGCGTCTAGCACGGCTGATGGCGTGACGACCTTCAGCGCAGGCACCACGGGCTTCACGCCCAACTCCGCCACTTCCGGCGCAGTCACCCTGGCGGGAACGCTTGCCACCACGAACGGCGGCACGGGGCTGACTTCTTTTAATGCAAACGGCGCGATGTATGCAACATCGTCGTCTGCACTGACGACCGGGACATTGCCCACCACGGGTGGTGGTACAGGTCTGACTTCTTTCACCGCAAACGGTGTTCTGTACGCTTCGTCTACCAGTGCGCTGACCACGGGGAGTGCGCTGTCGTTCGACGGATCAAAGTTAGATGTGTCCATTTCGAGTGCTGGAGCCACAGTCCAGTCGCGGTTGTTAAACACCAGCACTTCCGCAAATAGTGACGCGCAAAACTTTATTTATGTAAACGGTGGCACTGCTGGCGATCCCTTTTTGACTTGGACGGTTGCCGGGGTTACTTCTTGGTCTGCGGGTATTCGTAACAGCGACTCTGACAGTTGGTATCTGTCTCCGGGCGGCAGTCTTGCGACAGCACCTTTGCTAACCGTAACTACCGCAGGGTTTGTGCGACCCAAAGCCTACGCGGATACGGTTTCTGCCCTGGGTAACACCGGGACGGCCACGACCATTGACCTGCGGAATGCCAACGTCTTCACTGCCACGCTGACCGGCAACTGCACATTCACGCTGTCCGACCCCATTGCCACGGGCTCGTCTTCGTTCACGTTGATCTTGACGAACGACGGCACAGCCGGTAGAACTGTGGCTTGGGCCGGCGGTAGTTTTGTTTTCCCTGGCGGGGCAGCGTCCCTGTCTCGTACAACCACGGCGAACGCCGTCGATGTTTGGGTTTTCTTCACCCCGAACGGAGGCACGACGTGGTACGGCAATATCGCCATGAAGGACATGAAGGCTTAATAGGAGCACAAAATGGCTTTG